CCTTTTCGGATCTAAATGCAGTGCAATATGACGTATCAGCAAATTGGAAACTTTTTGCATCCCTGAAGTTGCATAGGTTCGTAATGCGTAGTCCCATCACAGACCTAAAGCCAAACTCAGTTGCAATGCAGGGGCGTGTATTTGTGACTACTGCCTGCGCGACTCGCAGAATGTGATCTTTACTTGTAGCGGTCTCGCGCTGTGTCTCATCAGTGCCTGTTTTATTCAAATGCCCTGTTGGGTAAATAGTGCATGATCCAGCTTCTGTGATGTAGAAATCAACCTCAATATTTTGGGCGTCATCACCCAGCTCATCCGCTTCAGATATAAACGCGCCTTCTGTTCGGGCAACACATACGCCATAGGCAGTGCCGATTTTGTAAACTTCGCCAACGATCAATGCTTGGTCGTAAGTTTTCTGCCTAGATGCGACTGCATCAGAAACATCTCCAAGGCTTTGAGCCGTACGCACCGGTTTGACTCTTCCATTGCCCCAAACTCGTAGAACTTCCGCAGGGCCAAAGTAGCCCTTCACTCTTCCATCGGCGGAATTGGGCATTGAATTGATGAAACTTTGATCTGTTGCGGTAAAGATGTCGCCGACTTCAACAGGTACATCTCGGTTATCGCTGTCTTCTACTGAAAGCGTACCAAGCGCCCCGGCAAGCCTAGCCCATCTACCGCCATCCCCAGATTCACCGGCTGCCCATCCTTCGTCCATGTTATTACCTACAGTTGTAATTTCGTATCTACGGCCTGCTACGCAGTTGTTTACGTCAACGTCGGCAATCAGAGAGTCATAACTGCTGTCTACATAGAATTTATTTCCTATAATGTAGCTTGTTAAATTAGGAGCGGCGATAAGGTCAAATTCGTCGTCTGTTGTTTGGTAATTTCTATCACCAAAAGAGTTAATTACTTCTTTGTTGGCTTCTGGGTTTTTCTCTTGAATTTGATAACGTTCGCCAGCTTGAAGCTCTGTAAGATCTAACAATTCTTGCGGGTCAATAGCAAGAGTAAGCTGATCGCCTTCATTATATGTAACGCCAGATGTCCCGGCTAACTCATTCCATTCATCTTGTTCAGTGTTGCTTAGTTCGACTATCTGATATGTCTTGCCTTTTTTGCCATTTTTTACTTTCATTTTGTTGCCAAGCGTCTCTGTACTTCTGCCGCTAAACAATTTATATCTGACGTAATCTCCTCTGCTCAGGCTCTGGCTAGTTATGCTGCTTACAGTGCCAGACGCTAGTCCCCCCTGGGTTGTCGCATGTGCAATAATCCCAGACCTTGATGAGTAGTAGACATTCATTTTTTCTCGGCGGCTTAACTGCTCTTCGTCAATCGGACAGTTAATTTGAACGCGGCCATCCTTTGTTTTAGGTTTCATCTGGATACTTACAGCCGGTCGTATTGACGGGTTTATGCGATGAACTAAATCATTGCCAATCAAGCTGTAAACACCAAACGTAGTGTTTGAGCTTGGTTTATGAGTAGCGCAAAAATCAGTTTGTTCGCTGCCGCCATAAAAAACACTGAATACATCTCCAGTTGAAGTAGTGGAAGACGATCCACCGCCGTTAGCGCGTCGGTCTTGTTCACCGCTGCGTCCAAACACTCGATCATCTTGGGTAATTCGACCGCCGTCCTTGCTAAAATAAATGGTTACGCGAGCTGCTTCTTCTGTCTGTGAGCTGTAGTTGAACTTGTAATTTTTTAGCGAGTTTGACCCAATTGCCCATAAGTCGTTATCAACTTCTCCTAACTCTGATTCACTCATTAAAAACACAGCTCGCAACATTTGCGACGTGCCGAATGAAATAACTTGAGACCATATCAGTGGCATGTTGACGCGAACGCCGCCAACCTTGGCGCCGCCGATTTCGCGTTTCGTGTAAATTAGGGGGATAATTTCCCCTAGCTTTGTGACTTGCTGTGTTGAATCAAAGCCAAAACGCGGCGCAAAATTAACATTACTTTGAACTGGTTCTTGGCTGATGTCGGTTGTTTTTATTTCGCCCGGTCGCCTTTGCTTTGGTATCGATGGCTTGAGCAGCAGTGATGCAGCGATCGAGCCAAGGCCAATCACAATGTTAATGATGGCAAGCGTTAAGGCAGTCTCACCCCCCGCCACTGGACCTTCAATCGGGTTGTCCTTTAGGTGCTGCCGGGCTGCAGCCTGAAACTCAATGAACTCGTCCTCGGTGATGCCGAGCAAACTGCACAGGTAGCGATCAGATGGAAGCATGTTCATCGAAATGTTCTGTACTCCCGGTGCGCGACTTTTCTGTTTGGCAGCCAATGCACGCCACGCTTATGGTGCGGGAATAGCAAGCCTTCATCCACAATAATACCTAAGCCCATGTGAGCAGGCTCTTCAAACAATGTTAACGCATATTCCTGCTGCGGACATGGCTTAGTGCGTTCTAGCCACTGCTGCTTCAGTGCAGCCCATTCTCCACGCGCTGCCATCTTCAGCCAGCTTTCGTTGTAAGACGGATGATCAACACCAGCATCACGCAGGACGTTCCAGGTCATGATCAAGCAATCACAAGCAACACCATCATCTGGATCAGCGCCAAACTGATGCGGCAATCCTAGGTAGTGATGCCAACGTTTCATGAGATGCTTATGTTGCCGGTAGTTGGCAATGCGCCGACAAGCCCTTCGGTAATGCGACGATTCGGCACTTGGCCTTGCACTGCATCCAGCGGTGAGATCAATCGCAGTTTGATTGCTGTTGTGTCCATGTCATAGGAGGCAACACGCCAGGTTTCCTCTGAAATTAACTGATCATCTGCAAGGCTGCTGACGTTGAGGCTTACAGTTTCGACAACCAACAGCCAACGCTCTTCAACGGCTTGCTTAAATAAATTGAGGATTATGGTTGAGCCTGCTACAGCTGACGCACCAATCGCCAGCACATTACTGCTCCTGTCACCACCCTTTTCACCACCGCCTGTCGATAGCGCAAACGGCGCAAAGGTGTAAGTGTTGCCGCCTCTGGAGCGTGTGCCGTTAATTGTAAAGTTTTGGAAGTAATACGACGTGTCAACATAAGATGAGCCGCTTGGCTTGCGGAATTTTACATAGTTGCAAAAAGCGTATCCGCTCATGCCAGGCCAACCTTACGTCTTGATTTTACGCTATTCTGCAACGCTTGCAGCGTGAGTGCACGACCGCGTTCAGCAGCCTGCGCCATGCCTTGACGATGCTGCTCAGCGGTGACGTACTCGACATTGTTGATCACGCTGGATTCGTACCGCACATCGATCGGATTTGGGCTTGCCATCATCGCAAAGGATGTGCGTTCCACTTCGCGGATGCGGTTTGTCGTCATTGTATTTTGCTGTTTGATGAGCTGCTGACGAGTAGCTTCATTGCTACGCATTATAGTATTTTGCTGTTTAATGAGCTGTTGACGAGTAGTTTCATTGCTACGCAGCACATCATCCTGCTGCTCGAGTTTGCTGCGAGTATCGCTATCACGCAGCACAGCATCCTGCTGCTCGAGTTTGTCACGGGTGGCGTTATTCGATAGCACCATGCCACTACTGGATGGCATGAACAACTCAGGCCCGCGTTCACCGACGATGTAAGGCTGGTTTGCGTTGACGGGGCCGCCGTTGGCGCGTGTGCCGAATCCAAGGAAGCTAAGGATGCCAGGTGATCCCATTGGACCGGCCAATTGATTCAAGCCAGCAGTCATCAGCAACCTACCAACTTGCGATAAAGTAGATCGCAAGACATCATTGAAATCAACTGTTTTGTTGATCAATCCGTCAAACACGTTCATCAACTGATTGCCGAGGATATCGCCAACGCCTTGCAACGCATCTCTCAACACGTCAGTTTTATTAGCTGCTCGTTCAGCAAAATCTTCTGCAAACGCCTTGCCTGCAGCTTCTGCGGCATTGATCAAATCAGCGATCTGCTTGCCTCGTTCAAATTCTACTTTTTCTGTTTCTTCTAAGGTTTGCAGGTAGGAGATCGCGTCTAGGTTGAGCCGTCCAGTTGCCTTGGCTAGCTGTTCTGTATCAGTTGCGCTACGCCCTGTACGGCCGCCAGCAGTGCCACCGCCAGAACCGCCGCCGCCGATCTCGCCGTCGGGTTTGAATTGACGTCCACCGCCTGTGCCTTGATTGACGGCTGGCGGAGTGAATGCGCGATTCAATGTCTCAGATGCTTCGCCAAAAGCTACTCCAGCCTTGCCTAGTGCAGATTGAACAGCACCTGCAACGGCCGACCCAACATTGGCAGCGCCTTGAAGCGTCCCACGTAGCCATCCAGGAAGCTGATTGTAAAATGCTTTGATCTGCTTAAATGCTTCGGCAAACGCATCGCTAAACGCTTGACCTATTGCTCCAATAATTCCGCGAACTCCGTCGCTGATCGATGCCCATAAGTTCGATGCAGTCGTGTTAACGCTTGTTGCTGCATTGTTCCAAGATGAAACAACAAAGCGACTGAACTGTTGCCAGAATCCAGTGATCGCATTGATTGGTCCTTCAAATGCAGCGATCAAGTCTTGGCCAAATTGAAATGCGGTGATCGTCAAATCAGCCAAAAGCTGACCTGTTGCTTGCCCAAATGCAGCGATTACATCGGAAGCCGTTTCAATTCCAGAGCGAATGGATTGCCAGCCTTCTTCGAAGCTTTGCATTTGCCGCTGCGAATCAATCCCGAGTGCATCTGCAATTGCCCTGCCGAATGCGCCTGTCGCCGCAGATACCGCTTCAATTGGAGCAATGATTAAATCAAATGCTGATGCTAATGCTTCGACCGTAACGGCAGCACCTAGCAAAATAACTTTTAATGCTTCCCCTAAAGATGATTGATCCGCAAAAGCATTCTGAAATGCTGTTTGCAATCTTTTCAATGCACCTTGAATGGTATCCGCTGCTTGCGCTTGCGCTTGAGCGGCTGCGCCAGCGCTATCTTTTTGCCTGTTGATTAGTTCTTCGTATTTTTCAAGATTATTCAAGACGGGCAACAGCGCCGGACCGGCCTCTGTTCCAAGTGCCTTGAAGATCTGTCCAGTGTCAAGTCCTTGCAGTTTTTGCAAAGTGCCGAGCAATCCGTCGGATTCAAGCGATGCTGCGCTTATGTCAATACCAAGACCTTTCAACGCATTGGTCGCCTCTCCACTAGCCAGTCGGGCCAGCGCGCCTTTAAGGCCAGTAAATGCAACTTCAGCCTGAACACCTGATGCAGTTGACTGAGCAATGACTGCATTAACTTCTTCCAGCGGAATACCAAGGCCAGCCGCTGCTGATGCAACCTTGCCGATATTTTGCGCGTATTCTGCGACAACAATCTTGCCGTCATTTTGCGTTTGGATGAATTTATCAACAACTGATGTTGCATTGGCTGCAGACATTTCATAAGCGTTCAGGACTGATGTTGCCGCATTGCCGACAGTGTTAATATCCGAAAATCCGCCAACAGCTCCGAGGCTTGCCGCTTTTAGCACATTGGCGGCATCGGCTGCATTGACAAATCCTGCAGATGCAACATCGTAAGCTGCAGCCGTAAGCTCAGTGACGCTTGCTTGACCCTTCAACTCCTTGCTTACTTCCTTGAGTTGAGTGACGAGCTGCTCACTGTTTGTGCCAAGGGTTTTTACTTTAGCCTCGGCAAAATCTTGCTGTTGCAAGGCTTGAAACGCTGCACTTAATCCGGCCAACCCGCTCAATGCTAGCCCGATTGGCCCTAGTGCTGAATTAAGCGCTGCGCCAAATGACTTGAGTTTTGATGCGGCACCGGCTGCGCTGCTGCCAGCTTTGCCGAAGCTAGCAGCAGCTTTTGTGGTCGCGGCTGCCGCACCATTCAACGACCGATCGACTTCTTTACCGCGATCAGCGATCTGCTTCAGCTTTGCCGGTACGCCACGCGAATCAAGGTTGACTGCGACA